TTTGAAATCAGAGATGGAAGCTCAACGGCGGCAGTGTTGTACACAATGGACATAGCAAGCCTTAGCACTCCAAATACGTTTTCTATGGTAATCCCTAGCGAGGGTATTCTGGCTTCTACGGGGCTTTATCTCACGCTTAGCGTTGGTTCCGTAACAGGAATTACAATATTTTATGGCTAAGAAAGCCCCATCCCTTGCAGTAGGTCGTGGCGAGAAGCTACCTGTCTCTAAAGGTGCGGGTCTTACAGCCAAGGGTAGGGCTAAATACAATGCAGCTACTGGGTCTAACCTAAAGGCTCCACAGCCCGAAGGTGGCCCACGCAAGAAATCATTTTGCGCCCGCATGTCTGGTATGCCCGGGCCAATGAAAGACGAAAAAGGCAAACCTACACGTAAGGCTGCGTCCCTAGCTAGATGGAAGTGCTGATATGACTGAACATAACGACACTCTTAAACACATCATTGATGTAGTTGCTCCTATAGCAGCAATTGGGTCATTTTTTGAAATGATTTCACCCATGTTTGGCTTCATAGGAGCAGTTTTGGCGCTAATGCGTATTGCTGAAATGGTGACCGGCAAGGACTTTGTTGATCTTATCCGGAAGAAAAAAGATGCCGAGTAGCTCAAAAAAGCAGCATAATTTCATGGAAGCGGTAGCTCACTCGCCGTCGTTTGCCAAGAAAGTAGGAGTTCCACAATCCGTGGGGCAGGATTTTGCAAAGGCCGATAAAGGTCATAAATTTTCTAAAGGTGGTGATATGATGAATTCCAAAATGAAAATGTTTGAAAAGTCTGGCAAAGATGTCGAGAAAAAGGGCATGAAAGAAGGCTCTAAAGCCGACATGGCCTTGGACAAAAAACAAATGATGGGAATGAAAAAAGGCGGTATGTCTAAGAAGATGGCTGGTGGTGGCCTTTCTGCTGGTCATAAGAGTGCTGACGGTATTGCATCAAAAGGCAAAACCAAAGGCAAAGACATCGCAATGAAAAAAGGCGGTATGGTTAAGCGTATGGCTGAAGGTGGTTATACAGATGAAATGTCTGGTGTAGATGAGGCCATAGCTAAACAAAACTCCATGAATGATATGGAAGATGATACTTCCATGCTCAGGGAATACACGCCAACTAAAACACAGTCTAAGCCAGCTCCAAAAACAACGCCTAAGTCAGCCGCAAAGACTTCAAATTACTCAAATGAAGGTAGGTTTAAACCTTCACCAAAAGAAACTGATGAAACTAAAATGTCAGTTAATGATCGTATTAAAGCATCCCGATCAAAATCTCGTGAAGGAACAACTGATACACGCTCTGTAAATGAACGTGTTCGTTCTTTGTTTGGCATGGCTAAAGGTGGAACAACTGGATCATTCCGTTCTTCAGCTAATGGTATTGCCCAACGTGGAAAAACTCGTGGAAAAATGTGCTAATCATGGCTGATGTTAAATACCCCGACTACACTCCGATTGATGATCCGGTGCCAAAACCAAAACCAAAACCAAAACCAAAGCAAGAGCAGAAACCCGTTTTATATCCTGACTCCGTCCCTGTTGATGAGCCAGTAAAAAAGATGGCCAAGGGTGGGTCTGCTTCATCTCGCGCTGATGGCTGCGCTGAGCGAGGTAAAACTCGCGGAACTATGATTATGTGTGGTGGCGGAATGACTAGGGGCCGCAAGTGAGAGCTAGTCGCGGCATGGGTAATGTCAAACCTTCTAAGATGCCTGGTGCTAAGAAAAAAGCACGCCGTGACAATACTGATTTCACTCAGTATGCTGAGGGTGGATTAGCGCAACAAGCCGCTACAGCTATTGCCATGAAGAAAGCTGGAAAGAAACCAAAGAAGATGGCTTCTGGAGGGGAATTAAAAGAGGTCCCGGGGGATAATATTGGGCTCTCAAAATTACCTACTCAAGTACGTAACAAAATGGGTTACATGAAAGATGGCGGCAAGGTTAACGCAGCCGGCAACTATACAAAACCTAGTTTACGGAAGCGTATTGTTTCTGCAGTTAAGGCTGAAGCCACGCAAGGCACTGGTGCAGGGCAATGGAGCGCGAGAAAAGCCCAGCTTGTAGCCAAGAGATATAAGGCAGCAGGGGGTTCTTACCGTGACTAAGACCTGCTTGAAATGCAGCGCAGAAAAGCCGCTTGAAGACTTCTACAAGTTTTTTGACAAGTGGTCGGACAAGCACTATCCAAGCGCACGCTGCAAGCCGTGTCATGCAGATTACAGGCGCGAAAGCCCAACTACACCACGTAACCGTAAAGCAGACAAACTTCAACTGCGCTACGGATTGACTTACGAACAGTGGGAGCAAATGCGCGAAACCGAAAGCTATGCATGTATGATTTGCGGTATAACTGAAGCAGAAATAGATAAAAAGCTTGACGTAGATCACTGCCATAACAGCGGAAAAGTTCGTGGCATTTTGTGCAACCCGTGCAACAATATGATTGGGCACGCTAAAGACAGCGTTGCAGCGCTACGAGCAGCGGCGGACTACCTCGAAGAAAACGCTGACGGTTATAAAGGTTTTCCTGTATGAAAGCACCGCAGCAATCCCTTAAAAACTGGGGTGACCAGAAATGGCGCACTAAGAGTGGAAAGCCATCTAGCAAAACTGGAGAAAGGTATCTTCCGGAAGCTGCCATAAAAAGTCTTAGCTCTGCAGAATATGCAGCAACTACCAAAGCTAAACGTGCAGGCAAAGCAGCTGGCAAACAATTTGTAGCGCAACCAAAGTCAATTGCAAAGAAAACAGCAGGGTTCAGATAATGGCAACTAAAAATTGGATTCAAGACGCTATTAAGCCAAAAAATAAGGGTGCATTGCGCTCTGCTCTTGGCGCCAAAGAGGGTAAGCAAATACCGGCTAAAAAACTTGCTGCTGCCGCTAAGAAGCCCGGTAAAATGGGTCAACGTGCAAGATTGGCGGAAACGCTCAAGGGATTTAAATGACCACCTCCGGCTCTACCGCGTTTAATCTCGAGTTCACCGAACTTGCTGAGGAGGCATGGGAGAGAGCTGGACGCGAGATGCGTTCTGGTTATGACTTACGTACAGCACGTAGGTCCATGAACTTGATGACCATTGAGTGGGCAAATCGTGGACTCAACATGTGGACCATTGATACGGGTACGATTACCCTTACTCAAGGACTAAACACATACGCCCTACCGACTGACACCATTGATCTACTAGACCACGTTATTCGCACGCAGCCCAATGTTTCTTCAACCCAGGCTGACTTGAGCATTACGCGAATTAGCGTATCAACATATGCAACCATCCCAAACAAGTTAATCCAGGCTCGGCCTATTCAAGTTTGGATACAAAGACTCTCTGGTCAGGCAAACCCCACTAGCTCAACCCTAAGTACATCCATATCATCTACAGATACAACTGTAACACTGAGTACAGTTGTAGGTCTTGCTGGATCTGGATACATACGACTTGATAGTGAAGATATGTATTACACCTACATATCTGGAAATACTCTGGGCGGGGTGTTTCGTGGACAGAACAATACAACTGCAGCCTCTCATACGGCGGCAACTGCTGTTATTGTTCCGCAACTTCCTGCAATTACAGTTTGGCCTACACCAGATGGATCTCAAACCTATCAGTTTGTGTACTACAGACTTCGCCGGGTCCAAGATGCCGGAGATGGTAGCAATACGGCTGATATGAATTTTAGGTTTTTGCCGGCTGTTACAGCTGGTCTTGCTTACTACATAGCAATGAAAGTTCCAGAGTTCCAGGGGCGCTTGGATATGTTGAAAGCTGTTTATGATGAACAGTACAAGCTTGCAGCTGGTGAAGACCATGAAAAAGCAACAATGCGTCTTGCACCAAGAATTTCATACATAGGCGGAAGCGGTTTATGACCTCTCCTTATGCATCGGGAAAATACTCCATTGCGGAGTGTGATAGGTGTGGGCAGCGTTATAAACTTAAGCAGTTGAAAATTGAAGTAATTAAGACTAAACTCTATCAACTAAAAGTATGTGAAGTATGCTGGGATCCAGATCAGCCTCAGCTTCAATTGGGCATGTATCCTGTAAATGATCCACAGGCCGTGTATCAACCAAGACCAGATACAACTTATGTTACGGCTGGACTTAACAATCAAGGATACACAACTGGTGGATCTAGAGATATACAGTGGGGATGGTCACCAATTGGCGGGGCTAGTGGTTTTGATACATTTTTAACACCCAATTACTTGGTTGGAACCACAAGTGTTGGCACAGTTACAGTTTCATAGGAGTAAATTATGGCTAAAGAAAACATGAAAAGTGATATGGCTCAAGACAAAGCCATGATTAAAAAAGCGTTTAAGCAGCACGATGCTCAAGAGCATAAAGGCGGTAAGGGTACAACCTTGAAGCTTAAAAAAGGCGGGCCAACAAGCGAGGACAGTATGAAAATGGGTCGCAACATGGCTCGCGCAGCTAACCAAAAGACTGGATAAATCATGGCATACAGTATGAAAAAAGGCGGGAAAGAAGTTGGCTACGCCTCTGTTTACGCTCAGCCACATACGATGGATGGAAAGAAAATGACTAAAGCTCCTCAAGAATTTGGTACAAACCCAGGGTTTCCGCCAAACCGCAGCAAGCTAGATACGCTCGATGTCAGCATTGGAAATCTCAGTAAGTCTGCTGGTAATGAGCCAATCAAGACTGATGGCATCAAAATTCGCGGTACTGGATGTGCTACTAAGGGAATCATGGCCCGAGGCCCGATGGCATGAATTACGCTGCTCTAGTCACGGCAATCTCCACTTACATGGAGAATACGTTCCCGACAACTGCGATGAACACGTTCATCACGCAGGCAGAGCAGCGCATCTACAATTCTGTACAGTTCCCTTCTCTTCGTAAAAATATGACTGGATCAGTTACTGTTGGTAACAAGTATCTATCTAGTCCCCAAGATTTTTTAGCACCATACTCCCTGGCGCTGGTAAACACTACAGGTGAGTATCTTTACTTGCTGAACAAGGATGTAAACTTTATCCGTGAGGCTTATCCAAAACCAACAAGCACGGGAATTCCAAAGTACTACGCTCTATTTGGACCAACCATAAGCGCAGGTGTTCCAACTACAGAGTTGTCCTTCATTCTTGGACCAACTCCAGACACTACTTATACCGTAGAACTCCATTATTTTTACTACCCAGAGTCGATTACTACCGCCGTTAATACATGGCTTGGAGATAACTTTGACTCTGTCTTGCTCTATGGATCCCTAGTAGAGGCATACACCTACATGAAAGGTGAGCAAGATATGATTACTTTTTACAACCAAAAGTACATGGAGTCACTTGCTCTTGCTAAGCGCCTGGGAGATGGAATGGAGCGCCAGGATGCTTATCGTAGCGGTCAATTAAGAGTGGCGGTGAAATAATGGCAATCGTCCAAGGCCAAACCACATCGTTTAAAGCTGAACTGTATCAAGCAGTACACAACCTGCTCACGGATACGCTCAAAATTGCTTTGTATACGGGCAACGCAAGCTTGGATTCAACTACAACAGTTTATAGTTCTACCAATGAAGTTGTAGCGTCAGGCTATACAGCGGGCGGGAACACTTTAACGGGTGTGACTATAAATACCTCTGACTATACAGCCTATGTAAACTTTAATAACACAAGCTGGACATCAGCGTTAACCGCCCGTTGCGCCCTAATTTACAATGCAAGCAAGGGTAACAAGTCCATCGCGGTAATTGATTTTGGGTCTGACAAGACCTCAACGACCACATTCTTGATTACTATGCCTGCCAATACCTCAACTACCGCGCTGATACGTAGCGCATAAGGAACCACTATGTCCGTAGAAAACACTCTTGCATCTGGCGTTTACACTGTTGAATGTGTCGGTGCTGATGGCGTTGTTAAATGGTCTGAGCAACTGCCAAACCTTGTGGTTAACCAAGGTATCCAGTACATGGCGAGTGTTGCCTTGACTGCTGGCGCTACCGCTGTTACTCAAATTACCGCTTGGTACATTGGCTTGTACGGCGCTGGGGCTTCCAACAACCCCGCTGCTGGCGACACGATGGCATCCCATGCTGGCTGGACTGAGGCTGTTCCTTATAGCAATGCCACTCGACCATCTTGCACTTTTGTAGCAGCCACTACCGCTAACCCGTCTGTAGCCACAAACTCTGCTTCTCCTGCAGTGTTCAACATCAACGCAACGGCTACTGTTGGTGGCGCGTTTCTGGTAAGCAATAACACCAAGTCGGGCACAACCGGAACGCTGTTCTCTGCATCGGACTTCACCACTGGAGATCGTAGCGTTGTGAGCGGCGACACCTTGAACGTGACCTACACCTTTAGCTTGACTGCGACTTAAAAATGGCACTAGTACTCGCGGATAGGGTACAAGAGACTTCGACCACAAGCGGCACTGGAGCGTTCACTTTAAACGGTGCTGTATCGGGGTATCAGTCTTTTGCAACGGGCATTGGCTCGGGTAACACCGTTTACTACGCCATCTACGATGCAACAGCTTTTACATTTGAAATTGGACTTGGTACTTTTACTGGCCCTAGTACGTTAACCCGTACAACAGTATTTACCAACTCGCTTGGCACCACGGCGTTCATTTCCTTTGCTGGCAATACCACCAGCGTATTTGCTACATACCCCGGAAGCAAAGCTGTATCTACAGATACCTTAGCAACTCCACCTGCCATAGGCGGTACAACCCCAGCGGCTGGCGCATTCACGACCCTATCCGCAACAACACCAATTGCACTTACTTCAGGCGGCACAGCAGCAGCATCCGCACCAGCAGCACAGGCTAACTTATTGGGGTATACGACTACTGCAACCGCAGCGGGAACAACCACTTTAGACAATACAAGCAGTTTTTACCAATTATTTACAGGTGCAACCACTCAAACGGTTGTGCTTCCAGTAACTAGCACATTGCAAACTGGCTGGTCTTTTAGGATAAATAACAGCTCAACTGGTGCATTGACTGTTAATAGTTCAGGTGGAAATTTGGTCATAAACGTAGTTGCTGGTGCAACGGTAATGTGTACTTGTATTAATACTGGTGTAACTGATGCCACTGGTTGGAGAGTTGGTGTTACTGAAATAGCGGCAGCTTCAGGCACAGGCAATATGGTTCTTAGTCTTGCCCCAGTTCTTCAGGGTATAACAATAACTGGAACTCTTAACTTTAACGGGTCTGCCGCATCAGCGTCTTTTTTCCATATTACTCAAACTACTGGAGCAATGACGATTGGAGGGACTGCTGGTACTGGATTAATAACTTTTGGGAGATCAACCGCAACTCAGACAACAAGTATTCAAGACGGTATAACAACTAGCGGAAATACCAAAACAATCACAATAGGCACTAGCGGTGCGTCAGGCTCAACCACCAACATCACGCTTGGCTCGGCAACGGCAGGTGCAACGTCTACCACCACAGTCAATGGCGCCTTTAACTATGCAAATAGGGCTGTTACCGTCACATCAAATGCCGGAACAGTTCCGGTTTCAATCAAGCTAAACACCTTTACAAACAGTTCTGCCGCAACGATGGCAATTACGATGGCTGTAACCGGCGCTGCGGATGGTCAGATGACTATGGTGCGCATATACGACTTTAGCGCAGCGACACAAACAATTGGGTGGACAAACACCGAGAACAGCACAATTAGCGTCCCAACAACTTCTAATGGCTCTACGACTCTGCCCCTTACGGTAGGGTTTATGTACAACGCCCAAACGTCTAAATGGCGTTGCATAGCGGTAGCTTAATATGGCAACGGTAATATTAACTGGCTCAGGCACATGGAATCTTCCAGCGGATTGGAATGATGCTGCCAATACGATTGAGTGCTATGGTTCTGGTGGCAATGGTGCGGCGGGAAGTGCAACAGATTCTGGCGGTGGTGGTGGCGGTGGTGGTTACGTAAAAGCTACTAATGTTCCTCTAAAAGCCTCCATTGCGGCTGGATATGTAACTGATACAAATTATCTAGATGGTGGCCTTTGGAACGGTGTTACTGTTTACGATGGGGATGGGAATCCCGTATACGGCACTTTAATTGTTGGGTACAATGGAACTAATACTTATGGAATTATTGGCGGGGCCGGTGCTGGCGGTTTTTCTTCAATAGCAGGAGTTTCTTACACCACCATTCAAAACGTTGGAGCAAAGGGCGGGAATGGAAGGTCTGCTGCTACTGCCGCAGGCGGCGGTGGCGGTGGTGCTGGAGGCCCCAATGGTGCTGGCGCGGTAGGTGGCTCAAATAGCACAACCAATCCAACAATAGGTCGAGGCGGGGGTGGTGGCAATGGTGGCACGGCTGGTTCTGGTACATCTGCAACAGGTGGAACGGCGGGAACAGGCGCTGGCGCTGGCGGTACGG